GTAACCACTGCAGCACCTCACGGCTACAAAGTAGGTAAAGATGTTATTCTAACTGGTCTTGCATTTACATGTGCCATAGACAATGGTGCAAAAGATCATTACTATCCAAGAAGTAGATCAACTGCATACGATACTTCCATTCCAATTACAGGATATGCTGGCACTGGGCTTTCAATGGATGTGGGTATATCTCGTGTCAAGAATCAATACGTTCATAGATTTGAAGAGGCAGTTAATGGAGCAATCATATATGGTGGAGATTATCCTCACAAATTCCTTCGTGCAGAAGAAGGTGCATTACTAACTGGTGGCCCATTCTTACATGAGTTCCACAGTGCAACCGCAACATCCACATTTGCTGGTGGTGACTATCCACACACATATGTAAGTTCTGATGAGAAAACAATCAAGATTGGTGGTGATTATGCACACCAATTTGTAAGTGCAGATACAAACGCTGTTCAAATAGTTGGTGGATCACAAATCACACCTACAGATGCTGACTACACTCCTAGCACTGGATCATTAATACTAACTCTTAATGGTCATGGTTTAACAGGCCCTACACAACATTCAATCACAACCGCAAATTATAACCCGATAGTCGGTATTCTAACTATCACCGTTCCTAGCCATGGATTTTCAAATGGTGATATGGTTAGAATTGCAGATAATTCTATTGGTTGGAAATGTTCATTAGATGCATTTACATCAACCAAATATTACCCAAGATCTACAGACCCTCTAAGCAACAACTGGGTTCCAATATCAAACAAAACAACTGACACTTTTGAGGTATTTGCTGGTATCACTACCAGAGTAGATTATACTGTGTCTGGAGCAGATTATACACCTTCTGTGGGTGTTATGACTATGAGTATTGGAACTCATGATCTTGCCACTGGTCAAAGTATTAAGTTTAGAAATAGTTCATTAGGATTTACTTGTGAGGCCGACCAAAACACTGCAATCAAGTATTATCCAAGATCAAAAGATCCAACTTACAATACTGCTGTTCCAATTATAGGAGTTGCTGGAACAACCATTACAGTCAACGCTGGTATTTCAACAATAGTCAAATACAATATTAGATTTGCTAGTTATACACCAGCATCGGGTATCATGACCGTTTCTCTTGATAGATTGCATGGTTTTACTGCTGGCGAATCTATTAAGTTTAAGGCTGGATCTGTTGCTTTCAAATGTGAACAGGATGGCTTCCAAAGTAATCATTTCTATCCAAGACCACAAGACCCTTACTATAATAAACCAGTCACTCTTGTTAGTGCTGCTGGTACTGAATTTGTTGTTAATGTAGGAGCCACTGCTGGGGCGAATACATATCTATTCTTACCTGATCAAGGTGTTGCAGTAGAAGGAGTTATAGCTGGTGGTGACTATCCATATACTTTATCTGGTATTGGAACAGATGCAGTCATTACTGGTGGTGGAGACTACACTCCATACTGGTATCAAACATCAGTTGCAAATGCTGTAGAAAGGCCTTCTCAACAGGTTCAAATCGCAGTTGGTTCTTTGAACTTCAAGTGTGCTAAAGATGATTATGCAACTGTTCATGCTTATCCTCGTCCTACAGACCCAGCATATAATACTAATTTGGGAATAGTTTCTGCAACCACAAATACTTTTGAGGTAAGAGTAGGGCCTTCTACAATACAGGAACGTTCTATATCAACATCCACATACAATGCTGGTACAGGTGAACTTGTACTGAATGTAGGTGCTGGACACTCTTATTACGATCACTCATCTCATACAATTTCGACGGCAACGTATAATGCTAGTACTGGTGTACTAGAACCAACCATATCCAATCATGGTTTTGTTGCTGGTGAGTATGTCAAGTTTGACTTAGAATCAATTTCATTCAAATGTGATCTAGATGGATATACTGCAACTAAGGCATATCCAAGATACTCTGATCCATTCTTGAATAAGTGGCTACCAATTTATCATGTTGGTGTCAATACATTCTCTGTAAATGTTGGTGTATCTACTATTGTAAATGCACACTGGTTCCAAAGTGCGACTACTGGTGGTCTTAAGAAAGCAAGAGACACTGTTGGTATTAACACTGCCTCCATAAGATTCACATGTGCTAGAGACAATTACGCAACAGAACACGCATATCCTCGTCCTGATGATCCAATCGGTGGCAATGTTTCTGTTGGTATTGGTTCCACATCTGCCGATACCATAACAATCAACGTTGGTGTATCTACAATAGTCAACTACGGTATTACTACTGCAGCTTACACTGCAAGCACAGGTATCATGACCGTGTTCTCTAATGTTCACGGATTCAATGGTGCTTTACCCAAGAGTGTAGAATTTGCAACTTATGATGCTGGATCTGGTATTATGACTTGTACAGTTCCCAATCATGGAATGGTAACTGGTAATAGAGTTCAGTTTGCAAGAGGTTCCATCAGATTCAGATGTATGATGGATCAAAGAAAAACTATCAAAGATTATCCCAGAAGAAAAGATCCAGCAGATCAAAATTGGTTGTCTGTAACTACTGTTGATCTTGATAAGTTTAGTGTAAATGTAGGAACATCACCTCTCGTTTATCATAGTCCTACAAGTGGATCTTTTGATCCGTTTACTGGTTTGATGACTGTAGACATTGGATCACACTCATTACAAAAAGGAACATCTGTAAGACTCAAAACAAGAGCATTCAAATTTACTTGTGCTTTAGATAATCATGCGACAAATCACTTCTACCCAAGGGCAAGTGGCATATCTGGCCCAGACCCTGCTTATAATACTGCTGTTAAGATTACTGCTACAACAGATACTACTATTACACTGGATGTAGGTAAGTCATCTAATCAGTCTGAACACATCTTTGTATCTGCATCTGCTGATTCTGTTATCAGTGGTGGCGATTACAAACATACATTTGAAAACGCAGAACTCAATAGTATGTTAATTGCTAGAGATACTGTTGGTCTTGCAACGAACTCATACACATGGAGATGTTCTCAGGATAACTATGCAACAGATCACACATATCCAAGAACTACTGATCCGATACACAACATAGAAATCGGTATTGTCACTACTACCACTGATACATTCACAATGAATGTTGGTATTACATCTAGAGTTAAGTACAACGTAACTAATGCCACATATGATGCAAATAGTGGATTAGCGACATTTACAACTGACACCGCTCACGGACAGACAACTACAACTGCTGTTGGACTTGTAACTAACGCTTTTGTATTCTCTTGTGCTATGGATCAATATGCATCTGAACATCCATATCCAAGAACGACTGACCCTGCCCACAATACCTCTCTATATCCAACTGCTGTAACATCTAACAACATCACTATTAATGTCGGTGTTTCTACAAGAGTAGAATATAACATCAATCATGCAGATTATAATGAGTCTATTGGTATCATGACTGCCTTCTTACCAGCAGTTCATGGAATCACAACCGCAGCTGGTGTTGGTAGAAATGTTAAATTAAAAGATGAGTCAATTCTATTCTCATGTTCTCAAGATAACTATGCCACAAAACAGTTCTATCCAAAGGGAGGAGATCCATATTACAATGGTTCACTGATCACTAGAGTTATCAATAACACTACTATCGAAACACAAGTAGGCCCATCCACCACACCTAGTTTCTATAATTCTGGTGGTAAGATTCAAGGTGTTATTCTTGCTCCCAGACTTAATAATAATTCTCCTAGTGGAACTGACTTTGCTGCTGGTGGAACTTTTGTAGATAAGATAATCGACAGTAAAACATATGTTGTTAACGTTGGTATTTCAACTGTAGATCACAACTATGCAAGAGCTGGACTTTCACAACAGGGTAAGAGAATTGCATCTTCTATAGAGAAGGGATACTCTGGTTTCAATGTTATAGAAAAAATTGACAATGCAAGATTTAGAGTAGATGCTGGACTGACAACTGAATTCTCTCTATACAAGAGAGGTGGTCAAGTTACCAAACCAGTATTTGTTGATGTCACAGAACCAGATCCATACTTCAATAGAGACATAGAATATATTTCGGGCACCACTGGTATAGGAACAAATGCTAAACTTGATTTTAGAATCAATGTTGATGGTAATATTTCAGAGTTTAGTTTATTAGAAGAAGGAACCGCATATAAAGTTGGTGACAGACTAACAGTTTCTGGTATTGCCACAGACCCAAGAGTGGGTGTAAATACTGAGTTCCAACTCATTATAGAAGAACTTGAGAATGATACTTTCTCTGGATTCTATCCTGGCCAATTCATACTCTTTGATGACATTGCTCCATTCTTTAATGGTAAACGTACTAAGTTTACTTTGTCTGTAACAACAAGTGGTAACACTGAAATATTAAGTTTGAAGACACCGCCTGGAAGTGATATGGATATTACAAACAATATCTTTATCTACATCAATGATATTCTACAGACTCCACAATCATCTTACATATTCAAGGGTAGTAGAGTTATCTTTAGTGAAGCTCCAAAAGCAAATTCTAAGTGTTCTGTATTCTACTTTAGAGGATCAAAGAGAGATGTTGAAACTGTAGAACCAGCACAGTCATTGAAGGCTGGTGACACTGTACAAATAAAAGAAAATAGATTTGTCAATGATGACGTAGATCAGTTCAAGAGAACTGGTAAGAGGATTGTTGCTTCTGATTTACTTGAAACATTTACATACAACAGCATTGGAATCAACACTGCTCAAGATGCAGATAGACCTCTTGCATGGGAAAAACAAAGACATGACCAAATTTTATCTGGTGTACTAATCTCTAAAGCGAGACCTAGTTTGAAGAGCCGTGTTCTACCTACAACTAGATTGATCAAAAATGTAAGTAAGACTGATGATGTAATCTATGTAAGTAATGCTTTCCCAGTATTCAATGCCATTGATAAGTTGGTTCAGTCAGAAAGAAATGTTCAAATATTTGATGATACGGAAGTGTTGCCTGGACTTGTTACATCTGTTGTTTCTACATCATCCAGTATCTCAGCTCTATCCATAGGATTTGGTGGTACAGGTTATATTAACCTCAGTTCTCCAAATGTGGCTATATCAAGTGCATTAATTAAACGTAAAGATCCAATATCGGCATGGGAGTTTGATGCAATTACTGGTATTACATCTGCTGTGGAATTCAAGGCATTAACTAAAGAAGAACCAATAATTGCTGTTGGTTCAAGTAGTTTTTACATGAACACTAAGAGTGGATCATTCTGGGAGAGAGGTAGAATTGGATTTGGTGGAACTGTAACTTTCAATGGTGTTGGTGTAGGTAATAGTGGAACGTCTACTGTCTACGCTATGGCTGTTGGTGATTATGGATCTATGGCAAGAGCAGTTTCAATCGGTAATAGTCTGTCTACATGGACTGCGATAGATCTAAAAGAACAAAGACAGATTCCAGCAATTAACCAGATAAGTACATTTGATAGTACATATACAGAAAACTTCCAAGATGTTATTTGGGAAGGAACTAGAAATACATGGGTTGCAGTTGGAGCTGCTGGATCTATATTTACTGCCGTTGGTCTCACAACAGCAGAAGCATTCAGTCAGTTCTCAGGAACTATACAACAACTAAATGCAGTTTGTTATGGTCAGTCAGAATACATTGCAGTAGGTAATGGTGGTGTTATTATTGCTTCAAATGATGGATCAAGTTGGGCAGATAAAACAAGTAATACCGTCTTTGATCTTAATGATATCATCTATGATGGTGATAGATTCATTGTTGTTGGTGATAGTGGTACTATTGGTATTTCTACTGATAAGAACTTCTGGCAACCTTGGAGTCAACAGTTGCCTGCTGGAACACAACACCCTGCAACATTTGACTTTGCTAAAATTAAGTATATTGATAATATCTACGTTGGAATCAGTACAGTCGGTGGATTGTATTATTCATTCGATTTGGCTAACTGGAATGAAAGACCAGTATCTCATTCACAACAAATTCGTGACCTTGTAGATACACCATTTGGTGATTTTGCAAGTCGCAGAGTTATCGCTGTTGGTTCTGGAACTACTACATTCTACGCTGACCCTGTTACTAACAGAGCAACAGCTACCGCATCAGTTACTGGAGGCATCCTAACCAGTGTCACAATAACAAATGGTGGATTTGGTTATGATGTTGGTAGTTCACCTCCTGTAATTGTTCAAACTGACAAAACTACAAGAGAAAATGTTTTATCAGTAGACGCAGAAGGAGACTTTGGTGATATTGTAGGAATAAATACATGGTTGCCAGGCTCTGGTGCTAGACTTCCTCAGTTAGCATTTACATTGAAATCTCAGTATAATGACAACACTAACTTAGGTTATGGTTATTCTTCACTAAACGATCTAGGAGTTAACTTTAGTGGACTGGAACAGGGAGACTACTTTACAATCTATGATAGTTCATTGGTTGTTGGTCATGCCTTAACTGGTATTACTACATCTAGTGGTTCTAATGTAGCTGTCGGTATGGTAACTGCTGGTGATTATCTTGGTGGTGTGTTCAGAGTTGAACAGATCACAACAGGTGATGCTATCTCTGGTTTGGTTACAGTTACATGTGCTTTCCAACCAGGCCCTACACCTTATGGAAACAATACAATTCAAGTAGGAGTTGCAACTACGGCAACTACTGATACTTTCTGGGGTAAATATAGTTGGGGTAAAATCTTTGGATATCAGAACCGTGCTTCTGGAAATCCACAAGAATTTTTTGTCAATTCAAACAATGGTAATACTGGATTATCTACCGCTCCTGTAGTTTCCAGAAAGAAACCATTAACTTAACCACTAAATAAAAGAAAAAAACGTTTTTTTAAAATGCCTGCTATAATATCCGAACAGTTTAGAATTTTAAATGCCGAGACTTTTGTAAAGAGTTTTGTCGGAGTCGGATCTACTGTCAACAAATACTATGCGTTCATGGGACTACCAAATTCCATAGAACCAAAGGCAGGCGGTACTGCCACATGGCCTACTAACACCCCTGCACCTTTAGATGGATTTGAAGAGGAGTATTCTATCAAAGAATCCATCATTGCTATGAAGAAAGTGACTGACAAGGATGTTCGTAGACTTGTTAGGAAAGTATCATGGGTTGCTGGTACTACCTATGAGATGTACCGACATGACTATAATATTTACAATCTAACACCAATTACTTCACAAGGTAGTTTGTACGAAGCAAATTACTACATAGTAAATGAAGACTTGAAAGTTTACATTTGTCTGCAAAATGGATCAGACCCTGAGAACCCCAAGGGTAGGCCTTCATATGACCAACCCACATTTGTTGACCTTGAGCCAAGAGCAGCTGGCACTAGTGGCGATGGTTACGTTTGGAAATATCTTTATACGATTAAACCATCCGAAATCATTAAATTTGACTCTATTGAATACATACCAGTGCCCGAAAACTGGGGAAATGAAGGCGAGACTGTTGCAACAAAGGCTAACGCTATAGATGGTAAAATTGAAGTTGTTATTGTTGATAATAGAGGTTCTAACTATCAACCGATCTCTACATCTTTTGCTAATGTTCCGATTTTGGGAGATGGAACAGGAGGAAAAGCAACTATTACGGTTGATTCTTTCGGAAAGGTATCTGAGGTATTTGTTACTGACGGAGGAGAAGGATACACTCACGGATCAATACAGTTCTTCCCAGGCGCTCCTGGCTCTGAGTCTGGCGGTGTTCTTGCTAACCTTACCAATACTGGAATAGGAACAACATCCAATGCAGGGTTCAGCGTAATTATCCCACCTAAAGGTGGACATGGATATGACATCTATAGAGAGTTAGGTGCATATAGAGCTTTACTATATTCTAGATTTGAAACACTAGAAACTAACCCTGATATCATAGAGGGTAATGATTTTGCTAGAGTTGGATTAATAAAAAATCCCACTGTATTTGGTAGTAGTACAGAATTACTAGACACTGCCATGGTTAGTGGATTAAAAGCAGTAAAATTGAGTGGAGTTACTACAGCGACAACCTATGCTGTTGATTCTGAAATTACTCAAACAGTAGGTTTGGGATCGACTGCGATAGGATATGTAGCTTCATGGGATAAAGTTACTGGAGTGTTGAAGTATTATCAACCAATGGGTCTTGCATCTAGTGAAACTGGATACAAGATAATTCCATTTACTTCTACTCCTGATGCTGGATATGGAGTTACAATTACTGGATCTTCTGTGGTTGGTTCAATGTTATCTATTGATACTGGTTACAACGGTGTCAGTACCTCAATAAATAATAAGACCTACCAATTAGGTATGACTTTTAGTGCTGGTATTTCATCAGCAGAATTTAATACCAAATCGGGTGAAATTATTTACATTGATAATCGAACTGCAATCCCAAGATCTGCTAGTCAGAAGGAAGACATTAAAATAGTGCTGGAGTTTTAAAAGCAAATGCCACAGAATACCAACTTAAATTCATCTCCGTACTTTGATGATTTTAATGAGTTAAAAAACTATCAAAGGGTACTATTCAAACCAGGCTTACCTGTACAGTCTAGAGAACTTACTACGCTTCAATCTATTCTACAGAATCAGGTTGAAAAATTTGGTAAGCATTTCTTTAAAGAAGGTGCTGTCGTAATTCCTGGCCAAGTTGCATATGATAACGAATATACTTGTGTTCAGATTGACGATAGCCATTTGGGTATTCCAGTATCTCTTTACTTGGAGACTCTAAAAGGTAAAAAAATTAGAGGAGAGACTAGTGGTGTTACTGCTAAGGTAGAAACATATATTACAAATAGAGAATCAGTAAAAGGAGCATATACTTTATACATCAAATATCAGAGTTCTAGTGATTCTGATTTTTCAAGAAAGACATTTGCAGACGGAGAGAACTTATTACTAGAAGAGGATATGAACTATTCTCTATCAAGTATTAGATCTGGTTCTAGTTTTGCTACAACGCTTATTTCAAGTTCAACTGCTACTGGTTCTGCTGCAAAGATAGCTTCTGGTGTTTATTTCATTAGAGGTTTCTTTGTAACTGTTTCTGACTCTACAGTTATTTTAGATCAGTATGGTGATACTCCTTCATACAGAATAGGACTTCTAGTTAAAGAAGAACTTATAACAGCATCTGCAATAGATAATGATCTATATGATAATGCAAGAGGATTCTCAAACTTTGCAGCGCCTGGTGCTGATAGATTCAAACTATCTACAACCCTAATTAAAAAGTCGCTCACCGATCTAAATGATGAGAACTTTGTAGAGTTGATGAGAGTTGAAAATGGTATTCTCAAAAAGTTTGTAAAATCTGGAACTAAGATTGACGAAGTTATTAATGATGAATTAGCAAGAAGAACATTTGATGAGTCTGGAAACTATTATATCAAGCCATTCGCAATAGTTCCTAAAGAACAATTAAACAATAGAATTGGAAATGATGGTGCATACTATTCATCTCAATTAACACAACAAGGAAACGTTCCTTCAGATGATTTCATGTGTTTATCTATTGGGCCAGGAAAAGCATATGTCAAGGGATATGAAATAGAAACCATCAACACTACAACAGTTGACGTTCCCAAACCTCGTACTACTGAAAAAATAAAGAATGAATCTCTACCATTTAGTGTGGGTAGACAAGTAGAACTTAACCATGTAAGTGGTTCGCCACCTATTGGTATTGGGACTGATTCCCATGTCAACTTATTCAACAAAAGAACAGTCACTGTTGGAGAAGGCAACGGAACACAAGTTGGTGTTGCTAGAGTTTATGATTTGAAGTTAAAGAATGTTGGCTATGCTGATTCTTCTACAGTATTTGAATCATCTCTATATGATATTCAAACATTCACATATCTACAATTAAATACAGGCACAACTGTACCTCTTCCAGCATACATTGAAGGACAGAATAGTAATGCTGTAGGATTCGCATACACATCTTCTAACAATTCTACTCAAATTACTTTATACCAAGTCAATGGACAATTCCAAGTTGGTGAAGAAATTTTTATCAACGGTGTTACTGCTTCTAGAAGTATCACAGAGGTAGAAGATTATGGCATGGAAGATGTCAAACAGTTAGTAGGAAATGATCCAACCAACTACAAGTTTAGTGCAGATGCTGTATTAAATTTGGGTCATCTACTTGCTCCAGTTGCGACTCAGTATACAATAAGTGCTAAGTCTGGTGCTGCATCTACTATCACATCTCCAAGTGCAAACTTTGCTAATATTGGAATTAAAACTGGTGATATTATTCAATATAGTGTTTCTGGTAATACTGTACCAACTTTTAATAGTGTTACTGCAAAGACTTCAACAAGTATATCACTTGAGGCAATCTCTGATGTAACTAATGTATGTTCTGGTGCTTTGCCATCTGCTGATACAACAGTAAATGATTTATTTAAAGTAACTCTAGAAGTTAAAAATAACTCTAAGGCGTTTTTATTCAGTGATTTAACAAAAAATAATGTCGCAAGTGTAGACACAAATGGTGCTGATTTAATAATCAAAAAATCATATAACGTCACAGTTGCAAGTAATGCCTTTAGTGGAACACTAGAGACTGATGCTGATCTCACATTAGAACCATTTGATGAAGAAGATTATAATTTAACATTTAAGACTACTGGTGTAGTAGAACCACTTACTAATCAAAAACTTACAGTCAGTGGCAGAACTGTTACTCTATCTGGATTAGACACTGCTTCTGGTGCTGCTGTATTGACAGTAACTTGGAAGAAGGTAAATGTAAAACCAAAATCTAAAGTATTCAAGAGAGCAACAACTTATACAATTAATAAGTCCTCAAAAACCCAGTCAGGCACTGGATTAATGAAGTTAAATGATGGACTTACTTACAACACAAATTATGGTGATAGAGTTCAAGATAGAAGATTATCTTTAGGTGTATGTGATGTTGCATATGTTCTTGCTGTATTAGAATCATCTACTACATCAGATCCTCAGTTCCCAGTTCTTCAACTTACTAACCTTAACTCAAATATTTTGAACGCCTTACAGGGTGAGGCCATGGTTGGTAAAACTTCTGGTGCATCTGCAATATTTGTTTCTACAAATGGAACAAACGAAGTAGATTTTGTATACCAGAACGAGAATACATTTGAAATTGGAGAAGAAGTTACTTTTGAGGAAACAAATGTTCAAGGTATAGTTCAAACATTTATCCCTGGCGATAGAGATATTAGAAATAATTTTACATTCGATCCTGGCCAGAGATTAGATTATGTAGACTTCTCTGCTCTAGAAAGAAAACAAGGATCAGAGGCTCCTACTAGAAGATTGACAGTTGTTTATAATAACTATGTTATTGATGCATCAGACCCAGGCGATTTTGTAACTGTAAACTCTTATGATTCTTCTGTATACTCAGATTCTCTACCTACTGTAGGTGGAAGATATGCTTCAGATATTATTGATTTAAGACCAAGAGTTACATCAACAGTCGCTGGTAGAGCTCCTTGGGAGTTTAGTGCAAGACAATTTGTGCCTGGCTCATCATCTTCATCTCATATTGTTGCTAAGGATAAGTCTTTCAATCTCACATATAATTATTATCTTGGAAGAATCGATAAGTTGTTCTTAAGTAAGGAGGGTATCTTTACTTTATCTCAGGGTGTACCATCAGACATACCTAAGCTTCCAAATACAATTGATAATGCATTAGAAGTTGCTACGATTCAACTTCCACCATATCTCTATGATACTAGAGAAGTTGGTTTGACTTTGGCAAAATATAAGAGATATCGAATGAAAGATATCAACCAACTTGAAAATAGATTAAAGAACGTTGAATACTATGCTTCATTGTCTCTACTTGAAGTAGAAACAGGTTCAATGTCTCTTAAAGATCCACAAACTAATCTTGATAGATTTAAGTCTGGTTTCTTTGTTGATAACTTTAAGTCTGTAACTGGTGGTGATGTAACCAGTAGAAATTATAAAGCATCTATAGATGCAGTAGATGGTAGACTAAGGCCTCAACACTATACAACTTCTGTTGACTTATTACTTGGAACAGAGGCTATAGTTGGTGCTGCTACATCTTCTAATCCATCTGCGGATTTCAGATATGCAGAAGATTTGGGTGATACAAATGTCAAGAGAATTGGTGACGTTGTATGTTTAAACTATACTGACACAGTTTACTTAGAAAACAAATTTGCCACTCGCATTGTAAACGTAAACCCATTCGCTGTTGTTAACTGGATTGGTCAAGTTGAATTGAATCCAGCAACTGATACATGGATTGAGACTAGAAGAACTTCTGCAACATATGACATTGAAGGTAGCTTCAACTCCACAATGGGAATCACTGGGGCGGACAGTAACACTGGTCTTTCACCTATTGATTGGGGATCATGGGAAACAACTTGGACAGGATCTAGTTCAACTTTTGGGCCAACAATTTATAGTGATACAAAAACTAAACTTACAGGTAGTTCTACCGTAAGAGGTAAGTTTGTTAAGATGAGAGGTATTCCTATAACTACAACTAAGGATTTCCTTGATACAAAGACTGATTTTAGAGAACAAACAACTGTAACCACTACAAATCAAACAAGACAGGGTATTCAATTCCGTGTTGGTGAAAGATTTGATACTACAAGTCTAGGCGACAAAGTTGTAAACACAGAAGTTATCGCTACAATGAGATCTAGAAACATTGAATTTGTTACTAGAAGACTTAAGCCAAACACAAGATTGTATCCATTCTTCGATAGTATTGACATGTCGAAGTATGTTGTACCAAAACTTGTTGAAATTACAATGGTATCTGGTACATTTGGTGCTGGTGAAATTGTAGAAGGAAGTCGTCCTAATTCAAATAATGATGCTATCAGATTTAGATTGGCAAATCAGAATCACAAATATGGGCCATATAATAATCCTAGTCAGGTTTATAAACAGAATCCATATGATCCAGCATCAACTATATCATCAACATACTCATCAACCACTACAATTCTAAACGTTGATACAGCGTCATTAGAGTTGCAGTCTGCTTCTGGTTTCTATGGATATATTACCACTGGTATGAAGTTGATTGGTCAGTCTAGTGGTGCTATCGCAACTGTAACTGCAATTAGATTAATTACAGATAAATCAGGAACACTCATTGGATCACTATTCTTACCTGATCCTACTGTTCCATCTGCACCTACATTTAACACAGGTACTAAGACATTTACATTATCATCTAGTTCTACCAACGCAACTATTTCAGGATTCACTGATAGTTCAGGTGAGGCAAACTTTACAGCTTCTGGTACATTACAGACTGTAGAGGCATCTACATTAAGAATGAGAAATGCTGATGTACAAAGAATACCTCAGTCTGCTGATAGAACTCTTTCAGATACCGATACGAGATTAACAGTAGATCAAACATTTACAAATAGATCTACGACTCAAACAAGATGGGTTGACCCTCTTGCACAATCATTTGAAGTTCCTGATATCAATGGTGTATTCATTACCAAGTGTGATGTTTACTTCCAAGCAAAAGATACAAATCAATTACCAGTTACTTTACAAATAAGAACATTAAAGATTGGTTTACCAACTCAAGAAATTTTGCCATTCGGTGAATGTATTCTTGACCCAGATGAAGTCGTTGTATCAGAAGATGGATCTGCAGCAACAACATTTACTTTCCCTGCACCTGTTTATTGTGAGGGTGGAGGAGAGTTTGCTTTAGTTCTTTTATCTGCATCTAACGAATACTTTGTTTACATCTCTAGGATGGGTGAGGAAGATATTACTACAGTAAATGCGGCAGATTCTGAGAAGATAATTGTATCTCAACAACCTTTACTTGGTTCACTATTCAAATCACAGAACGGTGCTACATGGGATCCTAGCCAGTTGGAAGACTTGAAGTTCAATATGTACAGAGCTAACTTCACACAGTCAGAAGGTAGAGTCAACTTCTATAATCCAGATCTTGATATTGGAAATAGACAGATTGTTTCTCTTGCACCTAACCCAATAGACATGCTTGCAAAGAGTGCTGTTATTGGATTAGGAAAGAGTTTGACATCAGCAGAACAAGCTGGATTGACAGAAGGAACTACAATATATCAACAAGCAAATCCAAACTTTAGTGCAAATCTAACTAAGGTTCTAGGTGCTATTGGTGTTGGTAGTGATCTAACAATTACAAGTGCTGGTAGTGGTTTTGCTGCTACATCTGTTGTTTATTCTGGTGTACCACTCGTATCACAATTTGGTAGAGGATCAGGTGCAACAGTCAATTTGACTGTTTCAAACAGAGTGGCTACCGCTGCAACTGTAGCGATAGGTGGAACTGGATATGCAGCTGGTGATGTATTGACTGTTGACGCATCTAACACAGGTGGATTTGGTAAGGATTTACTACTATCAATTCCAAATAATGTTGGTGTCATCAGTGCCTTCAATACTTTAGTTATTGATAATATTCAAGGCGTTCCTAAAGTTGATTCCTCATCTTCCATTGTATATGTCGGTGGAGGCGGAACAAGTGTTGTTAATGGTGGTGCTATTAACTTTATCAATAACATCGCTGATGGATTACATTTCCGTGTAAGACATTCTAATCATGGTATGTACTCTCAATCAGATTTGGTTACACTTTCTGGAGTTGAGTCCGATATCAAACCAGAGAAGATCACATCTACAATAGATTCATCCAGTACAGAAGATATTACAGTAACATCTATTGGAATCTTTACTTCTTTTGAAAATGTTGAAGTTAATAACTCCAATCCTGGCTATGTTAAGATTGGAAATGAAATTATCAAATACACTGGCGTAACAACTACAACTTCAACCTTGAACAACATTACCAGATCTATGGATGATACGAAGGCTGGTGATTACAATATTAACGACAAAGTATTCAAATATGAATTGAATGGCATGTCTCTTAGAAGAATCAATACTTCACACAAATTCTTAGATAGTAATCTATCACAATACCCAATAGATGTTGACCATTACTGGGTTAAGGTTGGTGTATCAAGTCGTGGAGTAGATAGAGGAACTGGAAATGCAAGTGGATTCCCAGAAATATTCTTCAATGAAACTAAATCTGGTGGAAGTTACGATCAACAATATGTTCAAGTTGGTGTACCATATGGGCCAATGGCAACACAGAATATTCCATTCAATATTGTTAGACCTAACGTTGCTACCTTACTTCCAGAAGGAACAAATATAAATGCAAGAATTAGAACATTCAGTGGCAATAGTCCAGATGGCAATCTAACTGCATTTGTAGATCAAGGATATGAGGAAGTTTCTCTTAATAGTAACAACTATCTAAGTACTCCAAGAATCATTGCTTCTAAACAAAATGAGTTAGATAAGTTAGTTGACTTTGAAGGTAGAAAATCATTTACTCTTCAAACGTTCTTAAAGACTGAAGATTCTAAAGTAAGTCCTATGATTGACTTGGATAGAGTCAATATGATTACTGTCATGGACAGAATCAACTCTAAGATATCAGATTATGCAACAGATAGAAGAGTTAATTCTATTGACCAAGATCCTAGTGCTGCAGTTTACTTATCTAAAGTTGTTAGTCTTGAGAAAGCTGCTGATGGTTTGAAAGTCATGTTTGATGCCTACAGACACTCTACTAATGATATTAGAGTTATGTACAGAATATTCAGAATCGATGCTCCACCACAGTATCAATTGTTTGAACTATTCCCTGGCTTTGATAACCTAGATTCTGAGGGTAGAGTCATAGATCCAGCAAAGAATAATGGTAGACCAGACAGAAGAGTCCTATCATCTTCAACTGAAAGTGATTTTAAAGAATATGAGTTTAACGCTTCTAATCTTCCACAGTTCAATGGATTCCAAATAAAAATTATCATGTCAGGAACTAACTTTGCTTACGTTCCTAAGATTCGTGATCTAAGGGCTATTGCATCTATCTAATGAAAAAGGTTAAAGTAAAAGATAGTGGATCTCTTTACAGAGATGAGGAATCAGGAGCAATATTGAATTGTTCTGATTCTGAGTACAATAATTATCTGAAGTTGAAACAACAGAAGATGAGTGAACAAGAAGAAATGGATAAACTGAAAGATGATGTAGGTGAACTAAAAGATATGATGAAACTAATTTTAAGTAAATTAGATAAATAACTAAAACCCTCCTCTTGACAGATGACAGCAAGAAACATTAATTTAGTTTTAGATCAGGGTGTAGACTTTGAAGCAACTTTCACTGTCAGAAATGAAGATGCAAGTTCTTTAAATTTAACTGGCTACACTGGAGAAGCTAAGATAAGGAAACACCCTGCTGCCACGAAATACAATTCTTTTATCGTATCTTTCCCCAACAGAGTGAATGGACAGATAAAAGTTGCACTGGCTAGCACAACAACAGCTACCATAGAAGGTGGAAGGTATGTGTATGATCTAGTTTTGACTTCGCCTAATGCGTATAAAACTAGGCCTATACAGGGAAATGTATTAGTAATTCCAGGCGTAACGTAATGGCAGATTATCTAGTAACGTTAAACGAACCTGGCAAGTATAATGTCGGTGTAGACTATGAGATTCCCTCAAAGTCGATCCAGTATGGTAATATCATAATTGGAAAAAGTCCAGCACAAGATGGTACTGAGACTACATTTTCATTAACTGATCAGGGAGCTCCCTATACTCCTAATAATAATCAACAACTTATTGTCACTAAAAATGGTCTATTCTTAGATCCATCGAATGATTATAATATTTCTGGTGATCAAGTTGTTTTTACAACTCCCCCAGCAATAAGTGATGACATAGTGATTATTGCTCTTGCTGCGGCTGCAGATTTAACAAGAACAGTAAATTACGTTATAGATAGTGGTAGTCTTCCAATGCAACTTGGCGACAAAGGTAAATTGACTATTGATGTTACTGGAGTCATTGAAAATATTAGAGTTTTAGCAGATCAAACAGGTGATATAGTTCTTGATATTGGTAAGGCTTCATTTGCAGATTACCCTGCATTTAACAGCATAACTGCTGGGCAGAGAGTTCAACTAACGAATTCTAATAAATACTTTGATGATGTCCTAAATAATTGGACAACAACGATTACAGCTGGAGATATTCTCCGATTTGACGTAATCAGTGTGAATAATATTAGAAGGTTACTAATCTCTCTAA